CTTCGTAAAGGTGACCACACTGTGGATACTGGTTTACGTCTTCGCCTCACATCTAATAATGGAATCACTGCGTTCTTAGGTCTAAGCAAAGCAAATAAGAATTCACAAGTGGTTCTTAAGTTGCAGCAGGACAGCGTGGGGAGAGTATTGAAAACTGCAGAGGGTGTGCGTGTAGAGAGTATATAATCAATCGTTCGTGAATCAGACAGTGGGGGCGTTGATGCCCCCCTTATATTAAAAACGGGTAACTACCCTAACCTACAAAGTGTTACCCAAGGCAGCTATGTTTCTCCAAGTAATATAAAATTTTTTTTCCCTATATAAAAACGACCATGAAGTCGTCATAACATGAAAAAAAATTTTGAAGAAATTTTTAGCACCATAGAGATTGACCAAGCAGCTGATAGATATCATATAACGATTCCAGAGGAAGTCATGAACGAATTCGGATGGTTCGAAGATACAGAATTACAATGGGTTATTGATGGAACTGAGATAATGATTCAAGAAAAAGAATGAAAGAGTATCACATATATTTCAAGAAACGTTGTATATTCAAAGAACTGAGTGAAATACAATTTAAACTTATATGGCCATTACTAAATCGAGATTATAATACCGAGTTATCCTACTCAGAAATTACGGAAAACCCCTCTGAATCGTATATCGACGCATCTTATTGACAATGCATATATAAGGTGATATAATTGACTTGTAATTACAACACGTTATGGCTAAAGGATTTACAGTAAAAGCAAAGCCTCCCACTGGTTCATCGGGAAATAAAGAACCTGAGTGGGATATTGATAAAGCAAAGGAAATGGTAAAAGGGAAGTCAGTAGTCTTCTGTTTACCAGGAAGAGGAGTATCCTACCAATTCTTAAAGAGTTTCGTACAACTATGTTTTGACTTGGTACAGAATGGAGCAAGCATACAAATATCTCAAGATTATTCATCCATGGTGAATTTTGCAAGATGTAAGTGTCTTGGTGCGAATGTTCTCAGAGGTCCAGATCAGATTCCATGGGACGGAAAATTAAAGTATGACTGGCAACTATGGATTGACTCAGATATTGTTTTCAACACAGAAAAGTTCTATCAGTTAGTATTGATGGATAAAGATATTGCAGGAGGATGGTATTGTACCGAAGATGGTAAGACAACTTCTGTAGCACATTGGTTAGAAGAAGATGATTTCAGAAATAATGGTGGAGTCATGAATCATGAAACCATTGATAGTATTTCGAAGAGAAAGAAACCATTCACAGTAGACTATACAGGTTTCGGATGGCTCCTAATCAAGAATGGAGTATTTGAAAATGAAGGTCTCAAGTATCCTTGGTTTGCTCCGAAGATGCAAGTATTCGAGAGTGGCGAGGTGCAGGATATGTGTGGCGAAGATGTCTCTTTCTGCCTAGATGCAATAGCAGCAGATTTCGAAATTTGGTGCGATCCTCGTGTAAGAGTAGGTCATGAGAAAACAAGAATTATATAAAATTCTTATTGATGGTAAAGAAGTATTCACTGGACTCGGACAGGGAGAGTACTTTCATAGAATGGAGGACTATGCACTGGAGTACTACCAGACAGGTTCTCCACATCCCGATACAGTAAAAACTGAGATTTACATAGAGGAAAATTAATGGCAAAGGTAACAGGTGGTCTGAGTGGTGAAGATTTTGTATCATCACCACCGAAGAAGACTCGACAAGGAAGTGGGAAGCACACAAAATATACGGCGACCTCTCGTAACTCGGCTCGTAAGAGGCCTAGAGGGCAAGGAAAGTAAAATAAAGGACTCCTTTTTATACAGGGGTCTTTTTTTATTGACAACCCATATAAATAAATAAAAACTATGTCCGATGGCCATTAAGAGGATATCAAGAGCATATAAAGATATTAGTCTATCTTTTGAACCTCATCCAGTATCAAATGATTTAAAAGTCTTAAAGAATGAAAATGCTATTCGTAGATCGGTAAGAAATATTGTTCAGACCATACCTACGGAAAAATTTTTCAATCCATTATTTGGATCAGATGTCTATAGGAGTCTATTTGACTTTGTAGACTTTGGTACTGCATCTAATATTCAGAGCCAAATTGAAATAGCACTAGATAATTATGAGGAAAGAATTAATGATGTAATAGTCGAAGTCGATCCTCAACCAGACCTTAACTCTTTTGAAATAACGGTAAGATATGACATTATTGGACAAGAGTTTCCATCACAAGAATATTCATTCCTCCTAGAGGCAACAAGATAACATGCCTTTTACTAAATTTACAGATCTTGATTATGATCAGATAAAGACATCAATTAAATCCTATCTCAGGGCTAATTCAGATTTTACTGGATTTGACTTCGAAGGATCTAACTTTTCTGTTCTTATTGATACCCTAGCATACAACACATATATTACTGCATTCAACTCTAATATGGTAGTTAATGAATCCTTCTTGGATTCGGCAACCATGAGAGAGAATGTGGTATCTCTTGCACGTAATATAGGTTATGTACCACGCTCTAGAACGGCAGCAACGGCAAATGTAACCATTACAGTAGGATTGGGTGAAATAGACCCACAGACATCGACTATAACGCTAGATGCGGGTCTTGTGTGTGTTGGTAATGCCAGCGATACATCATATGTATTTTCTGTGGTCGAATCGCAGAAGGCAGCAGTTGCTCTAAATGCAAATAGTAATTATGAGGCAACTTTTAATCAAATTGATATTAAAGAAGGTATATTCTTAGAGAAAAAATTTCAGATAGATGGGTCATTAGACCAAAGATTTATATTAGATAATGAAGGTATTGATACATCTACTATCAAGGTATACATCAGTGATAATCAAGCTACACTGGGTACAGAATATGCACATGTGGATAATATATTAAACGTAAATGCCAATTCATTAATTTACTTAATGCAAGAGGTACAGGATGAAAGATATGAATTATTCTTTGGAGATGGGTACTTTGGTAAGAAAATACCTAATGGTTATCATGTAACAGTAAGATATGTTGTAACAGATGGTAAAAATGGTAATGGGGTGGGTAAAAATAACACATTTATCTTCTCTGGTAAGATTACAGATGAAAGTGGTATAGCAGAAACACTAGCTTCAAATCCTGAGGTTATCACAAATCAACCCTCTGCTAATGGATCAGAGATAGAGTCTATCAGTTCTATCAAATATTATGCTCCAAGAATCTATTCTTCCCAATATAGGGCAGTTACATCAAGAGATTATGAAGCAATTATTAAAAAAATATACGCTGATACCGAATCTGTAGCAGTTGTAGGGGGTGAAGAAATGGATCCACCTGAATTTGGTAACGTTATATTAAGTATAAAACCTAAAAATGGGTTTTTTGTCTCTGATTTTAACAAATCTCGTATTTTATCACAGTTAAAGCAATATTCTGTCTCTGGAATTAACCAAAGAATTGAAGATTTGAAGATTTTATACGTTGAAATTGACTCTTCGGTCTATTTTAACGAAAATAGAGTGTCAACTGCTGATTCACTACGTTCAAAAGTGGTAAATTCACTTAATACTTACGGAAATTCCGTAGAATTGAACAAATTTGGTGGTAGATTCAAATATAGTAAGATACAACAGGTCATCGATGCCACTGATACTGCTATAACCTCTAATATTACGAAAATAATCATTAGAAGAAACCTTAAAGCTGCACTAAATCAGTTTGCACAGTATGAATTATGCTATGGAAACCAATTTCACGTGAATGCTGCTGGTTACAACATCAAATCCAAAGGATTTTATGTGAGTGGAAATTCTAGACCTGTCTATATTACTGATATTCCTAATGCAGACATGAAAACTGGACTAATTTCTTTCGTAGAAATATTAGATGATGGTACTGATAATGTGGTCTCTAAAGCGGCAGGAAGCGTTGATTATATAAAAGGTGAAATAATCCTTGGAACAGTGAATATAACCTCTACACTGGACGGTACGGGTGTTGTAGAGGTACAGGCAATTCCAGAGTCTAATGACGTTGTTGGACTTAGAGAATTATACCTAGATTTTAGTGTTTCAAAAAGTAAAATAAATATGGTAAGAGACGTGATTAGTTCGGGTAATGAAATATCTGGAACTACATTTGTTAAAGACTTCTATACTTCAAGTTATCTAAACGGAAAATTAATAAGAGAATAATATGATACACACTGGTTTTGAGTCTAGAGTTAAGGTTCAACAAATTCTAAGGAATCAACTTCCCGAATTTGTTGTAAGTGAAAGTCCTAAAACTGTAGACTTTTTAAAGCAATATTATATTTCACAGGAATACCAAGGTGGCCCTATTGATATTTCAGATAATCTTGATCAGTATTTAAAAGTAGATAATCTAACACCAGATGTAGTAGTTGGATTTACTACTCTTACTACAGGTATAGGAACAGCAGAAACAACAATTTCTGTTTCTAATACAAAAGGATTTCCTATTGAGTATGGATTATTAAAAATAAATGATGAAATTGTAACATATACTGGAAAGACTGCGACTACCTTTACAGGTTGTGTACGTGGATTTAGTGGAATTACAAGTTATCATAAAGAATTAGATCAAGAAGAATTAGTATTTTCTACTTCTGAAATAGCAACACATAGTCAAGATGCAAATATTGAAAATTTAAGTTCTTTATTTCTTAAAGAATTCTACAAAAAACTAAAATATACCCTGACACCAGGATTAGAGGATGTTCCTTTTATTTCAAATTTAAATGCTGGTTCATTTATAAAAGAAGCAAGGTCATTATATGAAGCAAAAGGAACTGATGAATCATTTAGGATATTATTTAATGCCTTATATGGTGAGACACCTAAAGTAGTCAATTTAGAAGAATTCTTAATTAAACCATCTTCTGCAAACTATGTTAGAAGAGAAGTTGTCATTGCAGAATCTATTTCAGGAAATCCTTTAGATTTAGTTGGTCAAACAATATTCAAACTGGATGATACAGATACTAATGCTTCTATTTCTGAAGTTGAGGCATTTAGTAGAGCTGGAGTAGCATTAACCACTAATCAACAATATTTTAAAATATCTTTATTCATTGGTTATTCTGATGAAGATACTACTATACAAGGAAATTTTAAAATCACACCTGCAACAAGATCTTTAGAGTCAGTTAGTATTGGTTCTTCAGTAATATCTGTAGATTCTACTGTAGGATTTGCTAATACTGGTGTTCTTATATCTGGTGTTAATACAAGCATCAATTATACTAATAAATCAGTTAATCAATTCTTTGGATGCACTGGAATTGATTCTGCTATTACAGAAACTGACACTGTAAGAAATGGTGAAATTTATTATTCATATGAGAATGGTGATACCAGTAAAAAAGTAGAATTAAGACTTACTGGTGTATTATCAGGGTTTGATCAAATATCTAAAACTTTAGATCTTGATGAAGGCCAAATAATTTCGGTAAAAAATGTTGGTGATTTAATTACAGGAAACTATTATGATGAAGTAGCATATCCTTATGAGAAGATGACTCATAAGCAGATATTTGCCAATTCATTAATTTATAATACCTCTGTAAGATATAATATTAAATCTATTGCTTCTACTACATTAGTGCTTGAAGGAAAAATTGATAGAAGTAGTCTAAAGAAAGGAGATTTAATAGAAATCGTAGTTAGATCATCTAATAATGTTGTGCATGGAAGTGCAACTGATGTATTTGTTACGAGAGTTGATAATAATAAAACTGTTGTTATTTCAAGTTCATTTACTGTAACTACTGGTCTAGAGTATGATATTAGAAGAAAAATTCATATTGCAAAAAGTAATAATGTTCCTTTAGAAGTTAGCAATATTATATCAGATGTACAAAATCTGTATATTGAAGATGATAAGACTGCATACTTAGCTTCTAATTCTTTACCTTCAGGTGCTACTCCTGATGGAAGTAGTCCTACTGGATTTACTACATCTTTTGTTAATACTATAAAAGTTTCAACTAAGTCAATTTCTGTCGATTATCCACCATCTATAGTTGGCAATGGATTAACTTCTGAAGTTGCATCATCTACTTTTAGTGCAATTAAGTTTAATGCTAATATACCATTCGTGAATGGGGATGAGGTATATTATGAACCTTCTGGAATTCCTTATGTTGGTCTTGAAACTGGTTCTTATTTTGTAGGATTATTAACTACATCTGGGACATCAGATACTATTCAACTATATGATTCAAAATCATTTATTAACAAAGGAAGTTATATAAAATTAAGAAATAGTAAAGTTGTAGGAGTTGGTACTACTTTTGTTACTCAATATGCAACTGGTAATCATAAATTTACTTTAAACTCTCAGAAATCAAATGAAATTGGAGTTCAGAAATCTCTTAAGAAATTCCCATTTGAATTAACCACTAATAGAGCAAATCAGACTAAGACAACTTCAGGTTCTATTGGAATGTTGATTAATGGTGTAGAAGTCACCAATTATAAGACAGAAGATTATATTTACTATGGTCCTTTAAAATCTGTTGATATTCTTAATAGTGGTGAAGATTATGATATTTTAAACCTACCAAAAATAGAAATATCTGCTGGAGTAGGAACAACTGCGTTAGTCCAACCAGTAGGTCAAGGTAGTATAGTCAATGTGTTTGTAGATCCACAGGGATTTAATATTGATAAGTTTATATCAATTAAAACTACTGGTGGTAATAGCACTGCAGTTCTAGAACCTATTATTATTGAGAAGTCTAGAGTTGTTAAATTTGACTCTAGATTTACTGATATTGCACCAGCTGCTGGTGGTATTAACACAAGTACAAATACTATTAAATTTACAGAAGATCATGGATTCTATACAGCACAAGAAGTAATTTATAATGCTGATGGAAGTTCAGAGGTTGGGGTTGGAATTGGAACATCAACTTTAGTTACTAATGCAAATTACTTTACAAAAATAATTGATAACGAGACTATTCAATTATTCAATACATCTTCTGATGCTTTATCTGGAATTAATACAATTGTATTTGGAAGTAATCGTACTTCAGGTATTCAAGAAATATACACACTCCCTAATCAGAAAAATGTTCAGGGTGTTAGAGTTATTGATGGTGGTGATTTTATAAACAGACAATTATTAGTTAAACCCTCTGGTATATCAACGATATACAATACTGTTACTTTTGAGAATCATGGATTTGGTGATGGTGATTTAATTGAGTACAATGTAACTGCTGGAGTAGGCACTACAACTGCACAATCAATTTCTGGTTTAACAACAACCACTGGAATAACATCAACATCTCAATATTACAATATTGTAAAGATAGATGGCAATTCTTTCCAACTATCAGATGCTGGAATAGGTGTAGGTGCAAGTGATACTAATTTTAACCGTAATTTTACTGTAGATTTTTCTTCACAAGGTACTGGATATCAAATATTTAAGTATCCTGATGTAGAGGTTACATTAACATATACACCTGTTGGATTTGGTACTACATCCCAGAGTTATAGTGATATTACACTCACTCCTCAAATTACTGGAAGTATTATTGACACATATTTGTATGAAACTGGTACTGGATATGGTTCAACCATATTGAATTTTGAGAAGAAACCAATATTATCCATTAAAACTGGAAAACTTGCATCATTAAAACCAATTATTGTTAATGGATTAGTAGAATCTGTTAATATTGAGTATGGTGGGGAAGAATATTTCTCAAGTCCTACATTAAATGTTTTAGATTCTACAGGATCTGGTAGTGGAGCTCAATTAAGACCAGTTATTGCTAACGGTAAACTCACTGATGTGAAAGTTATCAGTACTGGAATTGGTTATTCTAGTACATCTTCAATAAATGTTGTTTCTGCTGGAAAAAATGCAGTTTTAAATGTAGATATTAGATCTTTAACAATTGAATTAAACAATAACATGGGTGATGAGTTATTGTTAGAATCTTCAAATAAGTTAGGATATAGTGTTTGTGGATATGGACAATCTCTTAGTCAATCTTTTGGAGAAGTTGGAAGCGGAACTACAGTAGCTTCTAAGATTGTAGGATGGGCATATGACGGAAATCCAATATATGGCCCTTATGGTTATCAGGATCCAGCTAATTCTAGTGAAGATGCTAGAAGGTTAGTTTCTGGATATGAATCAAATATTACAAATATATCAGATAGACCACTCGGATTTAATGTTGGATTTTTTGTAGAGGACTATAAATTTACAAATTCTGGAGATTTAGACAGAAATAATGGTAGATTTGGAAAAACACCAGAATTTCCAAATGGTGTGTATGCATATTTTTCTACTATAGACAGTAATGGTGATCCACAGTTTCCTTATTTCATTGGAGATTCTTATAGATCTATACCTTTAGAGCAAAATATTGATCAATCGTTTGATTTTAAAACTTCAGAGTTAAGAAGAAATACATTCCCATATAGAGTATCGGATAAAAATGCTGATAATGACTTTATTATTGAAACTAATGAACTTGAATCTCAAAAAATAGAAATTGAATCAATTACGGAAGGTTCAATTGATGAATTATCGGTCATTTCTGCTGGAGATAATTATAAAATTAATGATTCTATTGATTTTGAAAATATAGGTGGTGGAAGTGGTGTCATAACAAAGGTTTCTTCATTAAAAGGAAAAAGTGTTACTAATGTGAGTGTTGCAACTTCATCATATGATGATGCAGTATTCGTTTGGGATGGTAATAATAAAGTAAAAGTTAATGTTTTATCTAATCATAATTGGATTAATCGGAATAATATTATAATTTCTGGAGTTTCTACTTCATCAGGTATTTCTTCTGAAGTTTCTGCATTAAGTGCTATTGATGGTGAGTATGTTATTGGTGTAACTTCAACATATTCTTCAGTAATTTCTGAAATTCCTATTCTTGCTGGATCAGCATCCACTGAAATATATGTTTCAACAGTACCAAATTCAGTTTCAGTGGGAAGTAGTTTGGTAATTGGTGGATCATATAGCGATACCTGCCAAATATTGAATATATTTAAAGACCAAAATATATTAAGAGTAGTTAGAAGTAATCCAGGTGTTGCACATAGTGTATCTTCTCCAATAACATTTGTTACAAATTCATTCAGTATTGATAAATCAGTACTTGCTTTTGATTCTAAATTGAATGATAATGTTTATTTTAATCCAGCAAAGTCTGTTGGTTTTGGTACCACTTCAGGAGTGACACATTCAACTACTTTTGGATTTGGTAGTACTACAATTACTAGAAATATTCCAACTCAAAGAATTTATATTGAGAATCATCCATTTAAAACAAACCAACAAATAACCTTTACAAAGGCTTCAGGTGCTGCAGAGATTGATATTTCAACAACTCCAATATCTGCTCTTTACAATTTACCATCTACACTCTATGTTTCGGATACCACTCCAAATACAATTGGTATAAAAACAGGTGTTGGAGCAGCAAGTTCTGATGTATACTTTAGAGCTTGCACTGGTGATGACGATACTTATTTGTTTAAGAGTAATTTTGATCAAGTAACTGGTAATTTACAAAAAATTGAAGGAACTGTTTCTATATCAACTTCTTCAACACTAGATTTAAAATTTGGAGATATTGTTAATTTAAATATACAACCAAATCTATCTGTTGGTAGTGGTACATCAACAGCAATAAAGGTTGTAAGAGATTCTGAAACTGGATTTATTTTGGTCAATCCAGTGCAAACAATTTATAGTAATATAGATGTTGCTGCTGACACTATTAGAATTGATAATCATGGATTTAAGAGAGGTGATAAGGTATTCTATACAATTGCTGATGGTACATTCCCTACTGGATTAAGTACTAATAGTTCATATTTTACATACGTTGTTGATGAGAATTTTATTCAATTATCAGAAACATCTATAGATTGTTTATCCAACCCACCAAAAGTTGTTGATATTACAGCAGCTGGTCTTGGAACTAGTAAGTTCTATTCTATCAATCCTCAGATAGAAGTTGTTAAAAATAATAATTTAGTATTTGATTTAACCGATTCTTCTTTACAAGATTATCAGTTAAAATTCTATTATGACAATGAGTTTAAAAATGATTTTGTATCTACTGCATCTACTACAAATTCATTCAATATAATTGATGTTGGTACAGTTGGAGTTGGAACTACATCTTCACGTACAATTAATCATAATACATCATTACCTACAAAATTATATTATTCACTAGAGAAATCTGGATTCATTAGTACAGCAGATACTGAGGTTGTTGATTATTCTGAAATCAAATATGTAGATAGTTTATATAATAAATCTTACAATGTTGTTAGCGTAGCATCTACTACTTTTGGTATTACATTATCTCAAGTTCCAGAGAAATTATCATATAATTCAAGTGAATGTGACGATATCTCATATACTACTAGTTCCTTAAATGAAAAAGGCCCTATTTCTAAGGTTAATATTATTTCAGGTGGAATTAACTATAAAAAGATACCTAATTTTGTTGGATCAAGTTCTACTGAAGGTAGTGGTGCATATGTTATTGCTAAATCAAAATCAATTGGTAATGTTAATAAAATAAGAATTCTTAATGAAGGATTTGAATATTCTGCAGATAATACTTTGGAACCTACTGCATTAATATCTCCACTTATTTCTGTTAATAATTCAAGTACAATAGGTATTGTTACAGTTACTGATGGTGGTCTTGATTATCTTTATGCACCTAATATAGTTGTTGTAGATTCAACTACATTGGAGAAAATTGATAGAGGACTCCTTAAAGCTGAATTAAGTGGAAATTCTATCTCTAAGGTAGATGTTATAGTTCCTTCAAATGGACTTCCTGATGAAGGAGTATCTTTATTTGCTGTTAACAATTCTAATGGAGTTGCTATTTCTACAGTACAATCTAATTCTACTGGAATATTTACATGCTATACAGGTTTGGGTACAGGAACTGATGCAGGATTTGCAATAAACGATGAAGTTTTTGTTGAAGGTATTACCAGATATATTGACGAAGCATCGGGTATAGGTACTGAAGGAACTGGATTTAATTCTGAAGATTATGGATATAAATTTGGTACAGTTACAGGTGTTACAGCAGGTACTAATTGGCAAATTACTATAAATCTTGAATCTACAGGTATATCAACAAATGTAGGTATTGCAAAAACTGATCAAGAATTATTTGCAACTCTTGTTAATAGAAATAATTATCCTACATTCACAACAGTTGAAGTACCAAATAAATTTATTATTGGTGAAGAATTGATAATAGATGAAGTTTTGGTTGGATTAACCGTTCAAAGTTTTGATAATGATTTTATTAAGGTATATGGAACTTATGATATTAAAGTTGGTGATATTATTATTGGAAGTGTTTCTGGTTCAAGAGCAACTATTGACAGTATTAAAGATAATTTAGCAAAATATAAGGTCAAATTCTCAAACAAGAAAGATATTGGATGGTCTGATGATATTGGAAAATTAGATTTAGACAATCAGGTTATTCCAGATAATGATTATTATCAAAATCTATCTTATACAATTAAGAGTTCTAAAGGATATGAAGAATTGAGAAGTCCAGTAAGTGCATTACTTCATACAAGTGGACTTAAGAATTTTGCTGATGTTGGAATAGGATCAACAACAAGATCTACTGGTGGAATATCTAGTGAAGGAGATTGGAGAGTTGGAACTTCTAGTACTGATTTTTCAATTGTAATAAAGGATGTATATGAAGATAGTAGGGTTGAGACTATTACTGATGTTGATACAGGTACTGATTTTAGTGAAAGTTTCAGTAAGTCTAAATTTATAAAATTAGATAGTTTGAAATTACTTGATTATACTGAAGCAAAGAGTAATGAAGTTCTTTTAGTTGATAATATTAATAGTCAGTTTTCTAATTTAGGTGGAGATCCATCCGAATACTTAGATGTTCAACTTTTAGATGATACTGTTGGTTCTCAAACTATTCTTTTCAGAACTACTAATTTATCAAACACATCTATACAAACAAATGAATTAGTAATATTGAATAATGGATCTGATAAGGTTCTATTAGAAAAATCATTATTGGAAGATGATAGTAGTATTGGAACTTTTAGTATTGATACAGATACATTTGGATCATCATTTCTTAGATTTACACCTGCACCAAATGCATATGATTATGATTATAATTTAAAATCAATCAAAACTAGCACTGATAGTTTAAGTGGTGTAGGAACTTTTGGTATAGGATTTATTAATAAGGTTTCATTTGTTGGTATTGCAACTACTAGTAGTTCGGGGATAACTACAACTTCTATTGTATCTGCTAATACCAATCACTTTACTTCATTCTTGGCCCAGAATCATTTAGTTAATAAAAATACTAATGAAATGAATTATGTTGAAGTGTATGTTATTCATGATGGAACTGATACTTATCTTTCAGAATACTTTGTAGATACTCATAATCCTCAAGATGGATATTCTGGTACTTTAATGGGTTCTTTTAATGGTAATATTAGTGGATCTACTTTCTCTCTAGAATATAAAAACGATTTAACTGATGAAGTTGAGGTTAAGTCTAATATAGTAGGATTTGGTACAACTGCAGTTGGAATTGGTACATATAGATTTAAAGCAACTGGTCAACCAGATGGATCTGAGAGAACTGCAATTTATCAATCTGATTACTTTATTGGTGTTGGTGGAACAACAAACTTGGTTGGATTATCATCAAGTCTTTTCAATTCAGGTAAATCATTAGTTCAGGTTAGTGTTGGATCGACAAGAATAGTTTCGGAGGTTATGTTTAATCATGATTCGACAGATACTTTCTTCCATAGAGGAGCATTTTTATCTCCAATTGGATTAGGAACAAATAATCCTATCGGAGTTTTAACTGCGGGTTATGATGGAAGTGAGTTTGTATTAAAATTCACTCCAGAAGCTGCATATGCATCAAATACAATTGAGATTTCTGCACTTACTTTAGGATTGTATACTGATACTTTAGCTGATAATCATTCAAATATAAATGATTTTGAATATGGTCAAACAAATGAAGTTATTGGATTGCAGTATTATAATTCAATTAATGGTGATAGAATTAATAGAACTAATTTCACTTTGAATAATGATAATACACCAATCTGTGCAAAGACTTTCAATCCTAATGATTCTAATATTGTAAATCTTTCTACTGGATTAATTACTATTAAAAATCATTTCTTTAGAACAAATGAAGAATTAATATACACACCTAATTCCACTTTTGCTGGTATTGGAAGCACTGCAATGCAGTATGTAAGTGGTTCTTATCACCATCAACTTCCATCAACAGTTTTTGCTATTAGAAATGATTTTGAAAGTTTCTATCTTTCCACTGAAAGGGGTGGATCTGCTGTTACTTTTGCTGGAGTAGGTACAGGAAATGCTCATGAATTATCAATGTCATTATCCAATACAAAGGGTATATTCACTATTGATAATATAATTCAAGCACCATTAGCATTCTCTCCAGTAAATCATACCTTACAAAATAATGCAGAGTCTGTTCTAGGTGGTGTTGGTATTGGTACTACAGCAACTATATTCTCAGTTAGTGGAATATCTTCATTAGCTCCTTCAGATATATTGAAGGTTGATAATGAGTATATGAAGGTTCTCAATCTAGGTATTGGAACTGAAACATTTGGACCTATTACCACTGGTATTGGAACAACTAGTCTTATAGAGGTTGAAAGGGGTTTTGTTGGAACTTCTGCAACTGCTCATACTAATACCACAACAGTACAACTTTATAAGGGTTCTTATAATATTGTTGGTAAAGAAATACATTTTACCAGTCCACCTAAAGGAAACCCACAATTAAATAAAACTACTAGCAATCTAAATTGGCCAACTTCTGATTTTACTGGAAGAGTATATCTCAGGAATGATTATACTACCAATCAGGTATATGATGATGTTTCTGATAAATTTACTGGAATTACTACAAATTTCAATTTAACAGTTAATGGTTCTCCAGCAGTTGGAATGGGAACTACTGGTGGAAATGGTCTTACAATAATTAATGGAATCTTCCAAAGACCATCAGCAGAGAATAATCCTCAAAATAATTATAAGATTTTAAATCCTAGTACGGGTTCAGCCACAACTAGTATAATGTTTACTGGCATAACAACCGAATTTGGAGATCCTATAGTTATTAATGAAGTAGATATAAATGAAAATCAATTACCAAGAGGTGGTGTAATAATTTCTCTTGGGTCTACACCAGGATTAGGATATGCACCTTTAGTACCAGCACAGGTTTATGCATCATTGAATGTCACTGGTGGTATAACAACAATTGTTGGTGCTGCTTCAACAGGTCCATCAAATTCAATCACAACTGCTTCATATAATAATTTAACTGGTGTATTGGAAATTACTACACAAAATGCACATAATTTTGAGGTAGGTATTGTTGATCAAGTTAAATTAGCTGGTTTAGCATTTACATGCCCAAGTGGTTCTGGTATTACTACTACTATATTCCCAGAAGCGGCTGTAGGTTTAGGTAGTACAAGTTTAGATTACAGTATTCTTAGTGTTGGGTCTACCAATACCTTTACTACTAATGTTGGTGTTAGTACTATCATACACACTTATAATAGTGGTGGATCTGTAATGCCTTGGTATGGAGGAGCTAATTTTGGTTCTGCATATAGAGGAGATAGTGTTTCTATTGCTGTAACCGATATACCATATACTCATAAATTTGTAAGTGCAGCAACAAATACTATATCAGGATTTACTACATCACCTTCAGATGTTGATTACAATCCAGCAACTGGATTTATGATTGTAACTTTACCTAACCATGGAAAAACAACTAGTGATACTATAACGTTTAATGATAACACAATAATATTAACATGTTCTAAAGATGATTATGCTACTGAGCACCCATACCCAAGAGCAAGTGATCGCATTTCTGGTATAGCAACTCCAGTTACTGCTTATGATAATAATACATTTACAGTTTATGTTGGTGAAAATGCTGGTTCTGGTGCTGTAGTTACAGCCACAGTCGGTGCTGGTGGAACTCTAGCATTCGGTATTGACTCTGCTGGTTCCAATTACCAGAATCCACAAATTGTTGTTCCTGCACCATCATATGCAGGTCTTGGAGTTACTGGAATTTCTAGATTATCAACTGGATCAACTACTGATACTGGAGTTGGATTGCTTCTTAATTTAGAAGTAGGAGCAGCTTCTACTGTTGGTATAGGTTCTACACAATTTTCTATTAATAAGTGGGAAATTGCAAGGAATGGTTATGCATTCCAACGTGGTGATATTTTTGCACCTGTTGGATTAGTTACTGATGCTAATCTAGCAAGTCCAGTAGAAGAATGTCAATTTGAAGTATTGGACGTATATTCAGACCCATTTGCAGCATGGCAATTTGGTCAATTTGATTATATCGACAGTATTAAGGGTTTACAAAACGGAACTAGAAGAAGATTTGATTTAAAATATGATGGTGATCTTTTAAGTTTCGAAATACCAGATAATCCAGATTTCCCATCAATAAATCTTACAAATGCTTTATTGATACTGATAAATGGAGTGTTACAAGAACCTAAAATTGCATATGAATTTGTTGGAGGTACATCTTTCGTATTTTCAGAAGCACCTAAACCAGAAGATGATGTTGCAATATTCTTCTATCGTGGAAGTCCTGCAACTGATTCATCATTGGTAACAAATGTAAGGCCTTCTCTTAAGAAAGGTGATACAGTTCAATTGATGAAAATTCTTGAACAAAATCCACAAGGTGAAGCATTAAATCAAGACCCTAGACAAATTTCAAATTTATCATCATCTGATAAAATAGAAACTAATCTTTATACTGGTGTAGGAATTGGGTTATCTCCAAAATCATTGAGTTGGACAAAACAGAAAGTTGATAGAGTAATTGATGGGGAATTTATTTCCAAGTCTAGAGGTTCTTTAGAAGCATTGATATTCCCAACTTCAAAAGTTATAGGTAATATTGGATTAACTACTAATACAATATATTTGGATTCTACGGAATTATTTGATGAGGATGTGGATCCTGCAGTAAATCCTGTTGGTGGATTTATTGTAGATAACACCAGTCCCGTTGCTGCTGCATTGACTGCCACAGTATCTGCTGCTGGAACTATTTCAGCACTCACTATTGTTAGTGGTGGATCTGGTTATATCGGTGCAACAACTTCAGTTTCTATATCCGCACCACCAGTTGGTGTAGGCACATTCATTAAACCAGATGGTTCAGTTGGTATAGGATCAACTACAACGGCAACTGTTACTGTATCTAATGGAGTCCTTACAGGAACTCCAACAATTACAATGGCAGGATTGGGTTATACCCTTACAAATCCACCTCAAGTGATAGCATCACTTCCAAATTATAATACTGAACAATTTAGCAATGCTACTGCTGTTAAAGGATTCTCTGGAATTATAACTGGTATTGGTACTGCAGTAGGTGTGGGAACTATATTAGCAGTTGAGTTTTATCTACAACGTGAAAGTTCCAATCCATGGACTCAATTGGTTATAGGAAACCCTGTTTTAATAACTGATACTCAAGTTGGATCTGGAGTAAGTTCTGTTTATGAATCTGGAAGTGGTATAGTTGGAATTGGTACAACATTCGTAGATAATGTGTATCACGTTGCTCAAGTATCTTATCCTTCTGCCTCTGGTGTTACTGGAGTTGTTACCTGTAATGTTGAATATTTTGGCAATCATACAGGAATTGGTTCCACTGGAAATACATCAATAGGTAGATTCTCTTGGGGTTCTTTATCTGGATCTTTAACTAGATCTGATGCTGTAGGATTTGCTGTTAGTGGGTTCACAATTAATTCTGGATTATCTACTTTCCCAACCCTACAAAGAAGAGTTGAAGGTTTGAGAGATACGGGAGGACTTGAACCTCAATAAATAAATTTTGTTAACTATTATAAATATCTAAAAAACAATCAATATGTCTGCTTTCGTAACAGATCAATTCAGAATATTTAATGCGGGTAATTTCGTAGATTCTGTACTAGACACTAATAATTCTTATTACGTTTTTCTGGGTCTTAGTAATCCTACATCACCCAGTCCTGGATTTGGTAGAACAAGTACATGGAATGATGCTGCTGGGCCACCTAATCCCATCGACAATTTCTCATATGAGTCTCAATATGGTTCTACCTCACTTTTTGGGAAAAGAGTTGTTGGAGATAACATAAGAAGAGTTGTAAGAAAAGTTGAATGGACTAAAAATACATATTATGATATGTACAGAAATGATTATGATGTCAATAATAAAGCACCTAATTCTGGAACAGGTAGATTATATGATGCAAATTACTTTGTAGTTAATAGTGATTTTAATGTTTATATTTGCATAGAAAATGGTGGTTCTGGCGTTAGTGGTACTACAACATCTAAAGGTAATCAATCAGAAGATGAACCTACATTTACTGACTTAGAACCTACAGCTGCTGGAACTAGCAATGATGGGTATATTTGGAAATTTTTATTTACAATATCTCCAAGTGATATCGTTAAATTTGATTCTACAGAATATATTGTTGTACCTAATGATTGGGCAACATCAACAAATTCTCAGATTCAAAGTGTAAGGGAAGCAGGTGATTCTACACTTAATCTTAACCAAATAAAAACCGTTTATATTGAAGATGGTGGAAAAGGTTATGCAGCAAATACAACTACAACTGTGGATATAATAGGTGATGGTACTGGTGCGAAAGCCTCTGTAACCAGTGATGGAAATGGTACTATTAGTGATATAGTTGTTACTGCAGGTGGAAGTGGATATACTTATGGTATGGTCAATTTGGGTTCATTTGGACAACCTACTGAAGGATTTCCTGCAGGAAGTGCTACAGCAATTCCTGCTAAGTTAATACCTATTATACCTCCTTCTAGAGGTCATGGATATGACATTTATAAGGAATTAGGTGCTGATAGAGTTTTGGTTTATGCAAGATTTGATGATTCTACAAAAGATTTTCCAACTGATACAAAATTTTCTCAGGTTGGTATTGTAAAGAATCCATCAACATATACATCTGAAAATACTACTTTCACAGGAAGTCAATACTCATCTTTAGGTGCCATCAAAATTTTAAATTATTCTAGTTGGGATAGTACAAATCTTTCTATAGGCAGTACGATTACACAAGTTCTTCCTGATAATGCTGGTACTGCTAAAGGGTATGTTGCATCATATGATAAGCAATCTGGAGTATTAAAATACTATCAAGATAGATCATTATACTATGAACAAACTAATAATAGAAATAATCAAACCGATTATATAGGTGTTGGTAGTGATGCTAATTCTAAACAATTAGCATTTGGAACATCTGGTAGTATTAAATTCTTATCCACACCAAAACCTACTGATGCATCTGTAGCAGTTGCATTTACTGGTGGTACTATGGTTGATGGAACTAAAGAAGTGGATTTGGGAGTATACTTTACTAGCGGGCTCGCTAATCCTGAGATAAATAAAACAACTGGCGATGTCATATACATTGACAATCGAAAGGAAGTCACTAGGGATAGTAGACAAAAAGAAGACATCAAAATTGTACTGGAATTCTAAAGTAACATGGCAACAAATAAAGATTTAAATATTAGCCCTTATTATGATGATTTTGACGCAAGTAAGAATTTTTATAAAGTCTTATTTAAACCAGGATTTCCAGTACAAGCTAGAGAGTTAACTACTCTACAGTCAATCCTGCAGAATCAAATAAAAGATTTTGGTTCTCATATGTTTAAGGAAGGATCCATGGTTATTCCTGGAAATCCTACTTTTGATAATAGAGCTAATTCAATTAAAGTAAATTCTACTCAGTTTGGTATTGATGTATCTCTTTATACTAGTGAATTAATAGGTAAAACTGTAGAAGGACAGATTTCTGGTGTATCTGCTACTGTTGATTTAGTAGCATTACCTGATGGTGGTGAAGTAGAAGATTTAACACTTTTTGTGAAGTATGAAAGTGTAGGTAGAAGAATTCCTTCAGCAACAACATTTATTGATGGAGAATCTTTAATTGTCAGAGATAATGTAACATATGGAAATACCACAATTAATTCTGGTACTGCTGTTGCAACTTTAATATCAAATAATGCTTCATTTATTGGATGTACTGCTTCTGTTTTATCTGGTGTATATTTTATTAGAGGAACTTTTGTAAATGTAACTCAACAAACGATAATTTTAGATCATTATACAAATAACCCTTCTTATAGAGTAGGATTCCAAATTGATGAAACAATTATAAACGCAAAAGATGATCCTTCATTATATGACAATGCTAAAGGATTTACTAATTATGCTGCACCAGGTGCTGATAGATTTAAGATTGGTTTAACTCTTACTAAAAAATTACTTACTGATAAGAGCGATACTGATTTTGTTGAGATATTAAGAACAAGTGAAGGTACTATAGAACAGATTGTAACAAAATCTGAATATAATTTAATTAGAGATTGGATTGCTGGAAGAACATATGATGAATCTGGAAATTATGCATTACAACCATTTGATGTTAGTGTTGCTAATTCATTAAATGATAGATTGGGTAATGGTGGACAATATTATGATGGAACACTAACATCAAAAGGAAATGTACCATCTGATGACTTAATGTGTTATAAAGTTTCTGGTGGAGAAGCTTATGTAAAAGGTTACGATGTAACAACAGATGTTACTAATACTTCAGATGTAGACAAACCAAGAGATACGGAAAAAATTGATAGTGCACTTGTTCCCTTTACTATGGGAAATAGTTTAGTTGTTAATAATCTTCAGGGCCAAGGGCAATATAGGGGAGTTGTAGATTTATATGGAGAATTGGGTCAAGCTACAAGTGCGGTTGGTATTATAGGGCAAGCAAGAATATATTCTATTAATCCTAGAACTTATAATTCATCAAATACACAAGAAACATCTACATGGGATCTTCGTTTGTATGATGTACAGACATATACTAGAATTGCATTAAATGATGCATTGACATCTAGTGGAATTACGACTGGATATCATGTAAGAGGTCTTAGAAGTGGAGCTGAAGGATATTCTGCTTCTAACGGAACCACCAATTCCACTGTAGGAGTTGGTAATACTAACTGGATCAATGTATCTCAAACTCAGGGTGAATTTATAAGAAATGAACAAATTGCTGTAAATGGGGTTACTGTCTCCAGATCTATTCGTGATGTTGTACCATATTATCCTCGTGATGTTAAATCTGTAAAACAAGAGGCAGTATCACCATATACACAGATATTTACAGCTGATGCAGTTTTACAATCTACTCTTGATCTTGGACCCATTAGAATAGCATCTAGTGTAGCTCAGTCTAGATTAAATGATTCATTTATTGGAATTAAAGTTGGTGATGTAGTTCGTATGGCTACAGGAGGTGGAACTGGATTAATCTACAATAAGATAGCATCTATTTCCAATGCAAGTAAGGAATTAAATCTTGCTGCTGCACCTGGTGCAACTGGTGTTTATGCTGGTGGTATTACTAATGCTGATTATGATAGTGCATCTATTGCATATTCAACTTTAAATACAAATAATAGTGGATTATTTGAAGTTCTTCCAGATAGAAATATATCTTCAGTAGATTTTGCTAATTCAACATTAACAGTTTCTGCACAAGTAACTGGACAATCAGTATCTGGTACAGGAATTACTGCTTCTATTTCTAATGTGAAAGATGGTGCTGGTGTAGCAATATCAACTGCATTTTTTGAAGGATTTAGTGATAGTAAGTATTCTGTTCATTATGGTAGTGGAAATGATTTTTCATCACTAACCTCTAATCAATTTACTCTACTAAGTGGGGGATCAGAAGTATCATTTACAGGATTGAACAATGCTTCAGGGGCAGCAGTTGCATCTGATAGCAATACTGTAATTAATGTAACTGCACAGAAACAAGGAATTCAAAGTAAAACTAAAAATTATGAAAGGAGTCAAATACTTTCTGTAGATAAATCAAGCAATGTTGGGTCAGGAAGTTCTGTTGCTAATTTAAATGATGGATTATCATATAATGGAACTGCATATGGTTTAAGAGTTCAAGATAATGAAATTTCTTTAAATGTTCCAGATGTAGCAAGAGTTTTAGCAGTTTATGAATCTACTGATGGAACACAACCAACTTTTGACAATTTTGAATTTACTTCATCTGCAACTGTTGGAACTAATGTAATTTTAGGTGAAAATTTTGAAGGGCAATCTTCTGGTGCTGTTGCAAGAGTGGTTACTAATAATACTACCACTCCATCATCTGGAGGAGCTAATAAATTAGGAATTATCTATCTTAATGATAGAAGATTTAGTGTTAATGAGATAGTTAGGTTTACTGAATCTAATATTAGTACTACAATTGAAGGGATTAATACACAATCTACTGATGCAAATTATCAGGATATTACAAATTCATATTCACTTGATAAAGGTCAAAGAGAGCAATATTATGATTACTCAAGATTAGTTAGAAGAAAAAATGCTAATGTACCATCAAAAAGATTATTAATCGTATATGATTACTATGAGGTTCCTGTTGATGATACTGGAGATGTATTCTCTGTATTAAGTTATAGTCAGGATAGATATACCAATGATATTCCATTAATTGGAGAAAATAGAATAAGAGCAACAGATACTTTAGATTTTAGACCAAGAGTGGGAGCATATGTTGGAGTTTCTTCTTCACCATTTGCATTTTCCACAAGATCTTCAGCTATTGAAAATTCTCCCAAATTCTTATTAGCATTTAATGAATCTACTATATTAGGATATGATTATTATCTTCCAAGAATTGATAAGATATATCTAGATGTTAATGGTAAATTTAATGTAGTAAAGGGAGAATCTAGTAGAAATCCATCACCTCCTGTAGCATCTAACGATTCTATGGAGATAGCTACAATTTCATTACCACCATATCTTTATAATCCAAATAATGTCACAATAAATTTGGTTGATAATAGAAGATATACCATGCGTGATATTGGAACTCTTGAAGATAGAATAGAAAATTTAGAGACAGTTACTACATTATCTTTACTTGAGGTAAGTACGGAAGCACTACAAGTTCAAGATTTCCAAGGAAGAAATAGATTTAAGAGTGGATTTTTTGTAGATAGTTTCAATACAGATTCTTTTGTTGACTTAAATTTATCTGAGATAACTGTTGATACTGATAATAATTTAATAAGACCACTAGTGTCTAGAAATACGATTAGTAGTTATCTGATGCCAGAGTCGAGTATAATTGACTCTGAAATAGATTTCGGAACAAATTATCCATTATATGATAGTAATGTTCAAAAAACTGGAGATTCTGTTACTTTAAAATATGATGAAGTTTTATGGGTTGATCAACCAAATGCAACAGGAGTTGAAAATGTTAATCCATTCCATGTAATTTCATTTACATCAGGAAATATCACTTTAAGTCCAGAGAGAGATACTTGGGCTAGAACTGTAAGAGTTGATGGAGGAGCTGCAGATCAAGCTCTTCTTGCAAGAGTCAGTCAAATTACCCGAAATACTAGTCAAGCAGATATTCGAAGTTTGATTAGTGAGATTCAAGATATTGGTAATATTAGATTAACCAGTAGTGTTCGTGATCTTGGGGATACTACAGTAGATCTATCTCAAAATTGGAATGGTGATTGGGTTGATAGAAGCACACAGGTAATCAGGAGTCAATCAGTAACTATTAGGGATGGTATCATTTCATCTGGTGATGATCAATTTATGAGATCACGAAATGTTTCATTTAGTGCTGTTGGGTTATGCCCATTCCAACCACATTATCAATTCCTTGATGGTAATTCAGATGTATTGTTTATTCCTAAGTTATTGGAAATTGCAAGTGATACTAGTCTATTAAATTCTGGTTCTTCTACTGCTTTTCAAACTGGAGAAGAGGTAAGGGGTTATAATAGTGCAGGTGAACAAATTATCTCCTTTAGAGCTGCAAAATCTAACCATAAAGAAGGTGCTTATAATAATCCATCATTAGTATATGGTGGAAATCCATACAGTCCTTATGAGACAATACAAGCAGAATATACTAGTTCATCTAAAATATTAAATGTTGATACTTTAGCATTATCTCAAGAAGCACAAGGTCTTTATAGTGGATATGTAGAATTGGGAACTAAATTAGTTGGTTCAACTAGTGGTGCAGTTGCATACGTTAAAAATTTACAGTTAATTGTAGATGAATCTGGATATCTACAAGGTTCATTCTTCTTAAAAGATCCTAATGGCACACCACCACCAAGTGTTATAATTTCTACAGGAAGAAAAACTTATAAGTTAAGTAGTAGTATTACTGATTCTGAAAATATACAAGGAAGTACATTAATTTCATCTGCCTCTACCGAATATGAAGCAGTGGGTACAGTTACTCGTACTGGTTCAATTGTTAGTATAATTGATAGTATTGAGAATCGTACTACAATAACTGACCGAGCAGATCCCCTTGCACAATCATTTACTGTTGGTGGTGATATTAGTGCACCAGATTCTAGTAGACCTTCTACTAGTCAAGATGGAATATTCTTAACTTCAGTTGATATTTTCTTTGCAAACAAACCAGGATTTGTTCCTACAGATAGTAAAGATGCAGCAACTCTTATAATCGGAGAAAGTAATGTTCAGAAGACTGTAACAGTTGAAATTCGAGAAGTGCAATTGGGAACTCCTACTTTAAGAAGACTTGGTAAACCAGTAACAATGACACAAGATCAAGTTGGGATTTCATCACTTGGTACTGTAGCAACTAATTGCAAATTCTCAGAACCCATCTACTTAGCTCCAGGTCAAGAGTATGCAGTGGTTATTCTTTCACCAAGTAGTAATGAATATGAAGTATTTGTTGCAACTATGGATGAGGAAACTTTAGCCTCTCAATCTATTCCTAATACAGCACCTGTTATACACACTCAACAGTGGGCTATGGGTAGTTTATTTAAGTCACAAAATGGTAGTATTTGGAGTCCTAGTCAATTACAAGACTTGAAGATGAACTTGTATAAGGCCAAATTTACTTCTAATGAAGGAAGTGTATTTTATGCAAATCCAACTATAAACTCAAGTAATGGTTTTGGTAACCTTAATCCTAATCCAGTAAATACATTATCTAAGACTGGACAAATTGGTGTTACTACGTTCACTGCTGGAATAAGTACGTTTAGTTCAGGAACACCTATTGTTGGATCAACCAATAATGGAGTTATAGCATCACTTGTAGCAACAGGATGTGCTGCTGATTCTGTAGGAATTATGACTGGTGGTAGTAATTATGTTACTGCAACAGATGTGAATACTTATGCCATTACAGGTAAGGGTGTAGGATATAGAGTTCAAATTTCATCTGTTGGTGCTGGTGGTAATATTACTGGTATAGTAACAACGGCTACGGGAACTGGTTATCAAGTTGGTGATATTGTTGGTATTGTAACTGCTGCTTCTGCTGGTGGTCCTGGTCAAGGAACAAATGCTATCTTATCAGTTCAAGAGAGTAATGGAATTGATACTTTATTCTTAGAAAATATTAAAGGAACAAATGTAAGTGGGTCTTTCGCTGCAGGAGGAGACTTTAGATATAAGAATGGTGATGGTACAATATTAAATATGACTACTGGTTCTGGTCCTTCTATACGTACAGCATTAGCATCAGATGGTATTCCAAATGATGGAGCACATATCTATATTTCTCAATTTGATCATGGAATGTATTCATCAAATAATAAATTAACTGTAACTAATGTTGAAGGTAATTCACATACAACTAATTTGGGTGTTACATTATCATCAACAGAACAGTCTACAATAAGTATTGCATCTACAGTTGGATTCTCTACTTTTGAAGGAATTTCAGTAGCAGCATCAAATCCTGGATATATAAAAATTGAAAATGAAATTATTGCTTATAGTTCTGTCGGTGACGGAATACTTAACATTGCTACAAATGGAAGAGGTATTGATTCTACACTAGTTGTAGAACATTCAGACTTTGGTTCTACTACTGGATCTCAGATGCCATTTGTTCGGAAATATGAGTTAAATGGTGTATCTTTAAGAAGAATAAACAAAGAACATATTATTTCAAATTATGATATTGGTTTTGATGATTATTATCTTCAAATAGATAGAACTGCTACTGGACCTGGTAAGGATAGATCAGCTGATGCTTCTAATGAACCACAATTATCATTTAATAATACTGGGTTCTTTGGTGGTAATTCTGTTAATATAACTAAGAATATCCAATATGATTCAGTGGTACCAGTTTATAGTTTACGTACTCCATCATCACTTACTTCAGCAACTGCTTCAATTAGGACTGTTAGTGGGACTAGTGTTGCAGGTAATGAAATTTCCTTTGTTGATCAAGGATATTCAAGTGTCCAATTAAATAGAGTTAATCAATTGACTACACCTAGACTTGTATGTTCTAAGGTTAATGAAAATGAATATCTAGGAAACATTGACAGAAACAAATCATTTATTACTAAAATTGATTTTAGTACAAGTAATGAGGATGTTTCTCCTATTCTTAATGCAAATGTAGCACTTACTGAATTTAGAAGTAATAGATTAAATAATCCTGTTTCTGATTATGCAACTAATCCTGATGTAATGACTAACTTGTATGATCCTCATACTGCCATATATGTTTCAGAATTAGTACAATTAAATAAAGAAGCTGATGGATTAAAAGTTATTCTTTCTGCTGATAGACCTAGTTCTTCAGACTTTAGAGTTCTTTATTCTTTAGTAAGACCTAATGAAGAAGCCCTTGAAGAAAGATATATATTATTCCCTGGATATGATAATCTTAGAGATCAAACCGATGCTGATGGTTTCAGTGATGTTGTAATAGATCCTGCTAATAATAGTGGTTTACCTGATGGTCAAGTTCCTGCAAGTTTAAATAATCAATTCTTAGAATATGAATTTACCGTAGATGATATAGGTAATTTTACAGCATATAAAATTAAGATTGTAATGTCTGGAACCAATCAAGCACAACCACCAAGAATCACAGATCTACGTACAATCGCATTGAAATGAAGAGGGTTAAAGGACACTCTCATCTTTATCGTGATGAGCAAAGTGGAGCTATTATTAACACAAATAATAAAGAGTATAATCAGAGATTGAGAACTTTATCTCACTCTGATTCTCAAAAGAATGAATTGAAAAAAATGAGAGAGGATATTGATGAATTGAAAAATCTTCTTAAGAAATTAGTTAATGTAAAACAAACCTAAATAGGAATATAGAGATTCTGTGAGAATACATGGCTGCAGTCTATACTAGTAATTTAGTAATAAATACGGGAACTACTTTCTCTCAAAACTTTACATTAGAATCTGGGTCAGATGATTCAGCATTTGATTTGTCTGGTTATGCAATAACTGCTCAAATGAGAAAGTGGCGTGGAGCAACTACTAAAACAGATTTTACAACTGCTATTCCGAGTCCTGCAACAGCAGGAAAAATCCTTATTAGTCTTACTGCAACTGAAACTTCTGCATTGAATGCAGGAAGACATGTTTATGATATTGTAATTAGTATTAATGATACAAAAGAAGTTGTAGTTGAAGGTTCTGTACTTGTAAGGGAAGGGGTGACCAGATAATGCCAGATATTAAAGTCAGGGTTGGCCAACAAAATGCTATAAAGGTTGTTGCTAGTTCTTTTGGAGGTTCCCTTACTGCTGAAAATGCGGCAAATGCAACCAATGTTCTAGGTGGTATTGCATCGGTAACACAAATAATTAATTCTGGAGTTACTACTCTAACTGGTCCAGTTAGATTAGGAAGTACTTTAGATGTTTCTGGTATTTCTACTTTTTCATCATTAGGTGTTAGTGGTCTTACAACAACAAAAGATTTACTTGTTACTGGTATAGCTACCATAGCAGGAGCTACTATTAGTGGTGGTGCATTTGAACAATTACAAGTAACTGGTGTTTCTACTATTGGTGTTACATCAGCAACTTGGTTGGAAGCACAGCAATTAAATGTAACTGGTGTTTCTACTATTGGTATTACATCAGCAACTTGGTTGGAAGCACAGCAATTAAATGTAACTGGTGTTTCTACTTTTACTGGATTAGTTGATGGTAATGCTGGAGCAAACTTCTCAGGTGCAGAAACAACCTTAAGTTCTGCTACTGTTTCTGATTTAACAGACAATCGTATTGTTATTGCTGGTACTTCAGGTGCTCTTGAAGATACTACTAAATTAACTTTTGATGGTTCAACTCTTGCTGTAGTTGGAGATGCTACATTTAGTGGTAATGTTTCTATAGCAGGAACATTAACTAAAGAAGATGTAACTAATATAGATTCTGTTGGACTTATAACCGCCAGAAGCGGTGTAAGAATAACTGATGGTGGTTTAGTTGTAACTGCTGGTATTTCTACATTTGGTGGAAGAATTGTTGGTGCTGCAACAAGTAATGTAATACCATTTCTATACAGTAATTTTAGTGATTTACCATCAGCTAGTACTTACCATGGTGCATTTGCACATGTTCATGCACGAGGGAAGGGGTATTTTGCACATTCGAGTAATTGGTATGAATTAGTTAATAAAGAGATAAATGGAACTATTGGAGTTGGAACTGAAAGA